AAAAATAAATATCTACTTTAAATATAATAACCGTCAAATAAGTTCAAGGCTTTAAAAAGCTCTTTTAGGTTTATCATTTAATAAACACACCCGTTTATTTAAGGATAAGCCTAATATCGTTAATTATAGTATTAGTTATGTTTTTAATAAAAAAAACAAATGAATTATTTAATAATAATATAGTAAAAACATATACTACTGATAATATTATTGAATGAATTGTGCCAAATGGAGTATCGAAAATAAAATTTACTGTTATATGTGGAAGAGGTTATACGTCATATGAAAAAACACCAACATGGACCCCCAACCCCAGGAAAAAGTGTAATAGTAACAACAGAATTAAATGTAGAACCAAATCAATTATATAAATTATATGTTGGTAGCAATGGACGTCATGAAGTAGGTGGACAACTTCATGTATCATTAGCTAATAATCAAACTATAGATTTTAGTGGAGGTGGAGGAGTTTATAAATATGGTCATTTTGGTTGTGGTGAAGGAGGTGGTAGTGCTTCAGTTATATGTCTAAAAAATTCTGAAAATATATATAATCCAATTATTATTTATGGTGGAGGTGGTGGTGGATATTATGGTGGTAATGGTAGTATAAATAACACGTGTATAGGTGGTAATGGAACTGATATGTCTAATAGAACGAGATGTCATATAGTATGTGGTGGCTTAGGAGGTAATAAATGTGAATTTAATATTACAAATATAATGTATGGTAGTAGGGCAGGAGACGGTTTTTTTAGTGGAGGTGGAGGTGGTGGAGCAATTGGTGGTAAAGCAGGAAAAGGTGATGCGGGTGGTGGTGCTGGTAGTTCATATGTAAATACAAAGTATGAAATTTCTAATACTACTAGTTATACTACTGATAATAATTATATTGGTCCTTTAATAAAAATAGAATTTATTGCACAACCAATAGATTGTATAGGTAGTTTTGTAAATAAAGGTGTATGTTCAAAAACTTGTGGTCCAGGTGATCAAGAACAAGAGTATAAAATATCACAACCTGCTGAATATGGAGGTGCTTCATGTTCAAAAAATCAAAATGATAAACGTACTATACCTTGTAATTTAACTCCTTGTCCTATTGATTGTATAGGTTCTTATGGTGAATTTAATGAATGTTCAGCTACTTGTGGTGGTGGAACAAAAACAAAAACATATAAAATAACAACTCAAGCACAATATGGTGGAAAAACTTGTCCTATATCACCACCAATTAATGAAACGTGTAATACACATCATTGTCCTATTGATTGTATAGGTTCTTATGGTGAATTTAGTGAATGTTCATCTACTTGTGGAGGTGGAACAAAAACAAAAACATATAAAATAACAACTCAAGCACAATATGGTGGAGAAACTTGTCCTATATCACCACCAATTAATGAAACGTGTAATACACATCCTTGTCCTATTGATTGTATAGGTTCTTATGGTGAATTTAGTGAATGTTCATCTACTTGTGGAGGTGGAACAAAAACAAAAACATATGAAATAACAACTCAAGCACAATATGGTGGAGAAACTTGTCCTATATCACCACCAATTAATGAAACGTGTAATACACATCCTTGTCCTATTGATTGTATAGGTTATTTTATAACTACAGAAAAATGTTCTAAAGAATGTGATAATGGTAAAGAAACTATAAAATATGTTATTTCACAAGAAGGTAAAAATGGAGGTAAAGAATGTGAATATACTGATGGTTATACAGATAGAGTAGATTGTAATACATATAATTGTATTAATGAATTAGATACACCTTATTATAAAAGTTTTAAACCATTAGAATATAATAAAGATAGGGCTTATTATTGGCGTAGAGATAAATTAGTTGAAGAAGGTATAAGAAGAAATAAAGATGATTTAAAACAAATACACAAATTACAAACATTGTTTGAAAATGAGACTAATGAAGAAAAGAAAAAAGAATTACAATATGAATTAGATTTATATAAATGGAGAGATAGTATTTTAGAAACAAAAGATAAAAATACAGGTTTATCTAGAGATAAAAGAGATATAATTACAGATTATTATCCTGAAGAAATAGGACAACATCGTGTTTGGATTGAAAGACATTCACATATTCCTGATTATAGTTATTAAATTAAAAAATAATAAATAAATAGTACAAAATAATAAATGGTTTAAAATAGAAACTATTAGAATTTAGGTTCTAAGTTATAGTCTTTATCAAAACCAAGAGTATAAAATTTAGTTAAAGATTCGTCGTTAGGTACAGATATATATTTATTGTTAGCATATCTGCTTATTTCTTTTAAACCTTGATTATTAAAAAATCTAGATTTATCTATTTTAATTGTGTCAGTTTTAGGTAGAGTTTTACGTAATATAACAGTTCTATTATTAATACTAACAATAAATTTATCAGTAAGCATTAAAGAATCAACTATTTTTTGTGCTTCCATTTTAGAAGGTTCATTATTGAGTGTTTCATCTAAATTATTATCATGAATATCAAAATGAACTCTTAATGTATTCATTAATAAATTACCTTCGTAATCTAAATTATTAATACGAGAATGTGAAATATTTAATAATGTTCCAATTTCATTTCTTAATTGTGTGCTAATAGGTAAAGTAGATTGATTTGTTTGTTCATTTACAAAGTTTTCTTTTTTAGAATAAAGGTATAAAAAAACTAGTAATACTATTAAAACAATAATACAACACTTTTCTAATAACATTTTATTTATTAATTTATTAAATTATATATTACTATATTTATATATAATTATTTAATATAATTATTTTATAATTATTTAATATAATTATTTTATAATTATTTAATATAATTATTTTATAATTATTTAATTTTTTATTTATTTTTATTCTAATTAATAAAAAAAGATTATCTAATTATAAAATAAGTATATAATTATATATTATTTAATATTAGGCATACTATAGTAAAATGTTTTCAACTAGTTCTCGTTCTCTTAAAGATACAGGCAAACGTTCATTTGCTATTAATAATGCCTATCATATAGATGGTTGTAAAACCAAGTTTTCTCGTAAAGACTATGATACTCGCTTAGTTGGTCATAGTGCTCAACGTGCTGCTATGAAAGCCCTTACAGGTCTTTGTGAAGTTAAAAAAATTAAAGGGCAATGTGCTCTTTACATTGAAGTCCGTGAAACTACTCAAGGTTCTAAACACAAAGTGTATGCTTACAAATGCCGTCGTGTAAAAAAAGATTCACCATTAGTTGTTGGTGAACGCACTTATAAATATGATATGATATGTAAACCAGTTAAATTTATTCCTACTAAAAAATGTGTTAAATCTCGTAAATCTTCAGGTAGTATGCGTAGTCGTCGCTCTATCTCAAAATCTAAGAAAACTAAACTTGCTAAAAAAGTAAAATCTAAATCTAAGAAATCTAAACAAACTAAATCTAAGAAAGATTAAATTGTTTTATAGATACTATTAAATAGTTTTTATTATAAAATTTATTAAATTTTTTTATTCTTTATAAACTTTTTATTTTTATTTTATTTAATTAGAAATAAAATATAAAAAATAAAATATACTTATTTATTAGAGGATAATCCCATTATAATTTTAATCATTTTATATAAAAATGTCAAATGTTGAATATGAAAATATTATTATTATTCCTTATAGAAATAGAAAAGAACATTTAGAACTCTTTATTAAAGATGTAATACCATTATTTGAAAACTATTTAAAACCTTTTAAAGTTATTGTAATAGAACAAGAAGATGATAAGTTATTTAATAGAGGTATGTTATTAAATATAGGTTTTAATGAATATAAAGATAAAAGTAGATTTTTTTTTACTCATGATGTTGATATATTACCAAATGATATATGTATAAAAAAAATATACACTAAAAATGATTATGATGTTATAAGAATATATGTAGGACATAATCATTCTTTAGGTGGTGTTTGTAAATTTACATCTCAAAGTATTATTGATATTAATGGTTTTCCTAATTATATATGGGGCTGGGGAATAGAAGATAGGGCATTATATTATAGATATTCAATAATGAATAAAACTATTTCACCAGATTATACTAATAATTTATTTTTTAATAGATTATATCATAAATCAAATATTGAGACTTATAAAAATGAAAAAAAAAAAATATCAGATTATGAAAATGAAGTATTTAATTGTAATAATAAAGATAAACAGTATAAACATATAATGAATTCAGGATTAAATACATTAGAATATAAAATTATATCTAGAGAGACTATTAATGAAAATTGTGAAATTATAAAAGTAAGTATATAAATTTAATATAGTTAATTAGAAATACAATATAAAAAACAAACTACACTTATTTATTAGAGGATAAGCCCATTATAAAATGATAACATTATCTTATGTAAATTTTTGGAAAGATCCTACAAATGATAATTATTTTACACATTTTATTACTAAAAATATAGATAATGTTCAAATTGTAAATTATAATAATAATCCTGATATTCTTATTGCGAGTGTGTTTGGTTGTATTAATATAGTAAAAAATAGTAAAGCAAAATGTAAGATTTTTTATTATGGTGAAAATTTAGATAGATATCCACCATATAATAATGAAAAATTAGTATTAGATACTTTTGATTTAGTAGTTGGATTTAAATATACTAATTTAGAAAAAAAACAAATCCGTTTTCCATTATGGTTAATTTATTATAACTTTTATAATTATTCACCAGAATATAATTTAATTGATTATATTGAAACTAAGTATAAAGAAAATATTAAAAAAGAATATAAAACAGTATTTACAACATTAATCGCACGTCATGATAGAGGAGGTCAAAGATTAAAAATATATAATGAAATTGTAAATAATAAATATGGAATTGTAATGTGTCCAAGTAAATTAAATAATAATACTAATGCTATTGGTAATACTACAGAAGATAAAATAAATTATATTTCTAAATCTGTGTATAATATTTGTCCTGAAAATTCATCATTTGAAGGTTATTTTACTGAAAAAATAATACAGGCATTTGAAGGTGGAACAATACCTTTCTATTGGGCTATTGATCTACCAGAAAAAGAATTAATAAATGAAAATAAATATTGTTTTTGTGATATAGATAAACCTATTAGATTAAAAGAGAATATAAAAAATGCTATAGACAATCCTAATAATTATTTAGAAGGTAATATATTTACTGCTAATGCTCCAGACATTATTAGTAATTATTATAATACGTTAATTAATAATATAAAAATAAAATTAAATATTTAATATAAATCATTTTACATTTAAAAATTATGTCTAAAATATTTGGTATTAGTTATACATCTAGGCATTTCAATAATAGATATAAAAATATTCTTAAATTAGGTAATGAGTGTGGTTTATTTAATGAGTTTAAGTGTTTTACTGAAGATGATATAGATAATGATTTTAAACAAAAATATAAAGAAGTATGGAATATGTCACAAAGAGGTGGCGGATATTGGATTTGGAAACCTTATATAATATCTAAGATGTTAGAAAAAATTAACGATAATGATATATTAATATATATAGATTCTGGATGTCATATAAATATTACAAAAGAATCTAAAGAACGATTTAATGAATATATAAATATGTGTAATAATAGTCAATCAGGATTATTAAGATTTCAATTAAAACATCAAGAAAAAAATTTTACAAATAAAAAAACAATAAACTATTTTAAAAATAAATTTAATATTAGTGATACAATTATGAATGATTATTTAGAAAATTTTCAACTATTAAGTGGAATAATATTATTTAGAAAAACTGAGTTTAGTATAAAATGTATTAATAATTGGTTAGATATATTAAATGACGATGCAAAATTACATACGGATATATATACTCAAAATAATGAAATACATAGACATGACCAATCAATTATGTCATTACTTTATAAATATATGAATGGAGATTTAATTTTAGATGATGAGACATGGTTTGGAGGTCATTATGGTAATTTTCAAAGTGAACTATCAAAGAATTATCCATTTTGGGCTACTCGCCTACGTTCATAATTATTTATAAAACTATATTTTTACTTAAAATTTATATAAAAATAGTTATAAATTAATATTAAAAATTTAATTATTTATAAATAACCTATTTTTATACATAACATTATCTTCTATTTTATTTTCTTCTATTCTTTCGATTTCAATAAAATTATTTTTATCCATAAAATTTTTAATATCATTTGAACTTGGAGCATTTATATATTTAGAATGTATATTTTTTGGTAAATAATTAGTATTTATGATTTGTTTTGGTTCTTCCATTATAATATATTCTATTTTAGATAAATAATTACCACAACCTTGTAATACATTTAATTCATATCCTTGAACATCCATACATAAAATATCAATATATGGTATATTTTCATTTTGTAATATAGATGATAATGTTTTAATTTTAATATATCCATTTTCTTTTTGTGTTGTATTAAAATCAATTCTTTTAAAAAAACTACTTGCTCCATCATTATCATTAGTATATGAAAAAAAAGGTTCTTCTGATTCAATACAACCTAAACCATTATCAAAAAATTTTATATTTTTATAATTCATTAATTTTGTTTTACAAATAGCAATAGTATTTGGATTACATTCAAATGCTAAAATTTTAGCATTTTTAAATGTAGTAGATAACATTATACTTTCATCACCATATCTAGCACCTACTTCACATAAATATTTAATATTTTCAATATTATTAATATTTTGTAAAAACTTTTTATCACAATAATTTGTCATATTATTTATTTTATTTAATTTAATTAATATTATCATAATTTAATTTATTATTAGTATAAAATAAACGATATTTATAGACATATTTATATACAAATTTATTTATATATTTTTTTATATAAATCTAATTGTATTTTATAATCATAATCATTATCATTATCATTATCAATATTTTTATTATTTAATGTTTTTATTCTATAATAACAATAGTTTAAAGTATTACTAATATTATATTTTATAGTACTATTAATAATATCATATCTAGGTAGTTCAGTTATAATAATTTTATGTAAATAAAAATAATATCCAAAAAAAATATCATCTGTTGTAGGATAATTATTTATAAAATTATTACTAAGTATATTATTATTTATAAACGAATTATTAGTAAAAAATTTGCATATAGTTTTAACTAAATTAATTGAAAAAATATATCCTGCACCGCTAGGAAAACAATAAGTTATATTATTAAAATTATAGTTTCCTTTATGTGATAAACAATCACTATTATTTAATTTAGTGTATATTAAAGGTATATTTATAAATGTAGATAAATTTGATACTAATATATGTGTATAATTACTATTTATAAATAGTTGAAATGAAACAATAACTTTAATTAATATACTTTCCCAATTATTATTAATTGTTTTAATATAAATAATTTTATTATTAATTTTATAATTTTCTTCTATAGTATTATCAGAAACAATAAAATATGAATCTATATTATTAAATTTATTTGCATATATAGTTGTTAATTCATATATTTTTCCAAATTCATTATTTTTTTGTTTTTCTGTTTTATATAAAATTAAAAGTTTAGTCATAATAAATAATAAGTTAATTTATATAATTTAATTAATATAGTTTAATATATATATATATATATATATATATTTATATTAAACTATATAAATTAAATATGAATAATGCATTATTTGGTTATACTGGTTTAGTTGGTTCAACTATATTAACTAAATATAAATTTAATTATTTATATAATAGTAAAAATATTAATGATGCTAGATATAAAACTTTTGATACAGTATTTATATGTTGCATACCTTCTGTTAAATGGTTCGCAAATAAATTTCCTAACAAAGATGAAGAAAATATAGAATATATTAAAAATATAGTTAAAACAATAAAAGCGAAACATATTATTTTAGTTAGTACAATTGATATTTATGATAATATCAATAATAAGTCTAATGAATATACTTTAATAAATTATAATAATAATCATACGTATGGTAAAAATAGATATTTATTTGAAGTATTTATAAAAGAATATTTTATAAATTATAATATAATTAGATTGCCTGCTTTATTTGGTCAAGGATTAAAAAAAAATATTATATATGATTTAATAAATAATAATAATATAAGTTTAATAAGTACAAATACATCATTTCAATGGTATAATTTAGAATGGTTAAAAGAGGATATAGATATTTGTATTAATAATAATATTAAAGAATGTAATTTATTTACAGAACCATTAGATACTATTCATATTTTAAATTTATTTAATTATAATTATACTAACAATAGTCAAAATATAGTAAAATATGATACAAATACAAAATACAGTGAATGTTTTAATTCTAATATAAATAATTATATAAGAAATAAAGAAATAGTTTTTAATGATATTAAAAACTTTATAAATTATCAAAATAATATATCTCAAAAAACTTTTAAATATAAACTATGTATTTCAAATATTTCAAATAATACATTATCTAATATAAACTATTATAGTATTTTAAAATATTATGGTATAAAATATGTAGAAATTGCACCTACAAAGTTTTATGATTGGGATTTATTATTTCATAATGATGAAATTCAAAATATAAATATGAAAAATATAATTAATGAAACTAATAATTTTGAATTAGATATATATTCATTTCAAAGTATTACTTATACTATAAATAATAATATTTTTGATAAAGATAATAGTAATCTTTTAAATCATTGTAAAAAAGTTATTGATTTAGCATGTAATAATAAAATAAAAAATTTAGTATTTGGTTGCCCTAGAAATAGAAAAATTATAAATAATAATACACTTTATAATGAAACTATTTTTATTAATTTTATGATTGAATTAGGTAATTATATCAGAGAACGTGAATTAATCATTTCTATTGAAAATAATAGTAAAAAATATAATTGTAATTTTTTAAATACAATTAATGAAGTAGGAATGATTACTTTAAAAATTAATCATCCAAAAATAAAAATGATGGTTGATATTGGAAATATGATAATGGAAAATGATAATTTAGAAAATATAATAAACTATAAAGATATTATTTATCATATACATATTAGTACTCCATTTATGAAACCATTAAATAATATATTTTTTAATAGTAATAATATTACTTATTATAAAAAATTTATTACTATTTTAAATCAAATAGATTATAATAAAGTAATATCATTAGAATTTTTAAATAATGATAAAAATAATGAATTAGTAAATTTAAATGAAAGTTTGTATAATTTTATTAATTTATTTCATTAATTTATTTCATTAATTTATAAACACAATCGTTTATTTAAGGATAAGCCTAATATTAAAAAACTATTTGATACTTATATGACACTCGGTAATAGACCTGAACGTTATAGAAGAGGTATTAATATAGATTAATAAAAGAACTTAACCGTTATTATATAGTATATATTTTAATGTTAC